ATTCAAGTGCCATATACATGTTCACAACAGTATCTCCGCTGCAAACGCTCCGGTAGTGCTAGTAATGAATCATTTGGTAGAATTCAGGTTATGGTGCTCGATCCGTTGGTGGCTCCCGCCACTGTAGCGAATTTCGTAGGTATACTTGTGGAGCATTCCATGGGTGCAGACAGCGAATTCGCTTCGCCATATCGTACAGACTTGTTACCTGTTTTAGGAGCCACACCTGAGATGGGTGACCCCTGCGATATTACTACCGGCACTATTGGATCTTCCAAAGTCAACGTTAATGATGGGTTGATGGCTAGTTCAGTAATGGGCGAGAAGATTATATCTCTTCGACAATTGCTCAAAACTTTTACTGTACTTCAACCATTTGTAGGTCCACCAGCCACAACAGGATGTGTTAACCTCATTCCTTTTGGATCTAGTGTACTGACTGTTGGACAAGGACTTCCTGAGCATTCAGGGGATTTGTACTCAGCATTATCAGGTTGTTTCAATATGGTAAGAGGTGGTATACGCTTCAAGGTATTTATGCCAACTTCGTCTGGATCATGGCCGTGGATGGCAGCTCTCTATCAAGAAAGCTTTGCAACCCCTCCGGTCGTACCGGAGAATTCTGTGGTAATTCGATCCAATTCAAATTATGCTGGTGAAGGACCAGGGCTTGTAGCCTCGGTCAATCAAACCGGATATAATCTCCATTTGATATCTCAAAATGCTTGTGTAGAGTTCTCTGTCCCCCAGTATGGAATGTACCACTCGCGACCAACAGCATCCCACGTAGTGGGTGATACCTACGCGTACGATACTGATGGTTGGTCAACAGCTAATAGATCCCGTGTGTCAGTCTTCACACCAAATGCTACTAAAGCAGGTTTTGTGGTAACCCGTGGTGGAAGTGACGATACAAATTTTTCAGGATTTATTTCAATACCTCCTATGTATAGGGGTATTAATATGCTCTGGTCCTCTTAAGGAAATAGTGTGGCTCACCATACTTGAAATGTCCGACACTCATGTGTCTCCGGATTGTGGATCACAATCAAATCCTGTAAACAGGAAATGGTAATCATTTACCGCGAGATTCATTTCCGTACCTCCTACGTATAGGGGAACGGTCTCGAACTGGAGTGCTTAATTGCAAAACGCTTTCCCTCATGCGTATTAATGAGGTGAGTCTTATTCCTTTAGGAATACAGGTGCGATGTTCTCGCACGAATCCTGTACACAGGAAATGGTGGTTATCCACCCGCCGCATGCTATGCGACGAACTCCGGACGGATTTGAACTTTCCCGTCCTGAGACATATGCTGTTCCCGTTCCAGGAGAAAACTCTAGCTAGTACTGTTAAATTGGTATGGCTTTAGACCCCTCTCCTGTGGTGTGCATATGGGCGATTAATTCGCTTAAACTAACATTCTTTTACCTAAGTCTTTGTAGACTCAATCTATTTCTAGCATCCTTTGCTTCCTTTACAGGGTAAAAGGGGTGTTAAAAAGTTTGAAAGATGAGAAGCGCCGTGATTGAGATCACGGTCAGAATTTATCTGATACCGGTTGCTCTCAGCCATC